CTGGGCCGCAAGATCGGCAGCGATGAGCAGAGTCTTGCCCACGGCTGACGCATCGGATATTTGTGAAGCGGGATGGGTATGCGCGAGAGGGGTACGAGCATCGCTCAGCCGAGCGTCAGATGTGATGACCGCTGTGCCAGTGATCTCGGATGGAGCATGTGTGTGAGCAGTCGGAGCTCGTGCGTTGGTGAGTCGAGCATCAGCATCCACGACTGCGGTGCCCGTGATGTCGGTCGGGGCATGCGTGTGTGCTGATGGCGCGAATGTCGCGGGCTTGTCAGTGATTCCGGTCCATGAGGTCGTTCCGGGATTGCCTTGCACACCTTGCGGTCCCTGCGGGCCGATATCGCCAGTGTCGCCTTTGACACCTTGGACTCCTTGCAATCCGGTATCACCTTTCGGTCCCTGAAGTCCTTGAGGCCCAACGTCTCCGGTATCGCCTTTGATTCCTTGCGGACCTTGAATGCCTTGCGGTCCTGTGGCTCCCGCTGTTCCAGGAATTCCCTGGATTCCCTGAGCGCCCGGTGCACCATCAGCTCCGTCAGTTCCGTCGAGACCCGGATCACCTTGATCTCCTTTCGGCCCCTGAGGACCGACGTTGCCCTGCAATCCCTGAGCACCAGTCAGTCCCTGCGATCCCGACGCACCCTGATCACCTTTCGGACCTTGCGGACCTTGGGGACCGAGAGGTCCTGCATCGCCCGTGATTCCCTGAAATCCGCGAGGTCCTGGATCGCCCTGAATGCCTTGCAATCCGGTGTTTCCAGTATTGCCTTTCGGGCCCTGAAGTCCTTGATCGCCTTGATCACCTTTCGCGCCAGTGAGACCAATCGGTCCCTGAGCACCCGGAATCCCTTGCGGACCTTGCGCTCCATCACTGCCATCAACTCCCGGATCACCCTGCGGACCTTGGAGTCCTCTCGGTCCGGTGAGCCCGATGAGTCCTTGAGGACCCTGAGGCCCTTGCGGTCCGGTCGGTCCTTCTGGTCCGCCGGGCGTGCCGGGCGTTCCCTGATCACCCGGATCGCCCTTCGGTCCCTGCGGTCCCGGATTGCCTTGAGGTCCTGGAGCACCGACATTGCCTTGCACTCCTTGAATGCCCGGCGAACCGGGAGGTCCGTCTGCGCCGACGAGTCCGCGAGGTCCTTGTGGTCCGGTGTATCCTTGCACGCCCGTCGGTCCGCGATCGCCCTTGTCACCTTTCGGTCCGGCGAGTGATGGACCCTGAATACCTTGTGGTCCTTGCGGGCCACTTGGTCCAACTGCACCGCGCGGACCTTCTGATCCGAGCGGTCCTTCGGGTCCTCGTGGTCCAACGTCGCCTTGATCTCCGCGATTACCTTTCGCTCCGCGGATGTTCGCTTCGATGACATAGCTTCCGTTCACTCGGTGATAAACATCGCCGTTCGTCGCGTCGAGATAGAAGTCACCATCCTGACCAATGCCATTCGATGGGACACCATTCGCAGTGCGCCATGTCGATCCTTCAAAGATGTTCTCGCCTTCTGTGATATTGAGATACGGAAGCGCCGTCCATGGATCGAGACCGTTGCCGACTTTCACATCGTGTGTGTCCGAACAGATTGCGACGTCCATCGGGTCGAGCACCGGATTCGTGTCGCGCCAGTGCTGTTCTTCTCCCTGCCAGACATTACATCGCTTGATGTACTTGTTCGCATAATCAAACGTCGGCATCGTTGAGTCCTCTCAACCGAGCGAAGCGATCGCCGTTCCCGTTCCCATGATGATGGCCATTCCCGTTCCCATTCCCGTTCTGTTTCGTCGGTCGCGTGTCAATCATCGGCAGATCTTCGATGATCTCCTCAATCACCTCGTCACGCTCACCCGTCACGGGCACCAGATCAGTCTCGATCGGCGGGTCCTCACTGAGATCACGCATCCATCCGCAGTGCGGACACTCACCATCATCGGGTAAGAGCGACTCGCATTCTGGACAGACGAGTTGTGTGTCGGTGTCGTCCAGAAAGTCGAACGACATGCCGCGTCGTGGCTTGATCAACGGATCGAGTGCATAGCGCATCGAGTCAATCAAGTGATTGTGCTTGTCGACAATGATCGGGAGCACATCACCTGAGCGCGGATCAACTTTGTACGAGTAGAGTTTCGCTTCAGTCGCGGTGTGAATGCATCGCGGATGGATGACGATCTTCTCATACGACCGAAGGTGCGCAATACCATCCGCAACCGAGCCAGCGTGTTTCTTCGCGGGACGAATGTTCGGGACGCCATGTCGTCGCAAGAACGAGATACTGTCGGGCCGAGAGGAGTCCGCTCGTGTCGTGTACTTGCTGAATCCCGGAATCTGTTCGTTGAAGAATCGTGCGGTTTCGTCGATCTCGAGTTGCAGCTTCCATGCTTCGTACTCCACATAGAGGGTGCGATTGTGAATCCACAGGCGGACTCCGGCTGCTGGATCAGTCCCGAAACCGAAATCTTGTCCCTGATACGGACCGTCCCACAACGGAACGCGCTGTCCTGTCGCGTCCATGATGTGCGGCACCTTGAACTCTTCGATCACCCACTTGTTCTTCAGAATCTGCGCGGCTGAGATACGACGGATGTTTCCGCCCCAGACCCATTCTGCTCCTTCTGGGTCGGTCGAATACATGTAGTCCTTCTCATTGCGCAGCTCTTCACTCAACCACGGATTCTCTTGCCATCCGGCTTTGTACTTCCACGTATCCTTCGGCGAATTGAGAATGAATCGCGTGTATGTGGCATCAGTCTCCTGATCAGGGTTGAACGTGACCCAGATCTCGGAGCCTTTCTTTCGAATCGTTGGAATGAGAATGGACCACGATTCTTTCGTGATGCGTTCCGCTTCTTCGACCCAACAGATGTCGACTGCTTCAAGTGACTTGATCGCCGTCGTGTTGTGACGCAGTCCCTTGAAGATGAACAGTGATCCGTTCGTGTGTCGAATCTCACGATCAGTCACCGTGAATCCATCAAGATGCATCAACTCAATCTGATCAGTCAGCAACTGATGGACTGAGTCCTTGATGGACGACTGCATCTCGCGCGTACACAGTACACGAATCTTACTCTGTGCTGCCATCAACAGAAGTGCACGAGCAACGGTCCATGACCGAGCGCCGCCTCGTCCACCGTAAATGATCTTGTACCGATGCGGAATCCACAGATTCGCGCCGTACATCGGGAGCAATGTTGCTCCTTCAGTCGGCATCACTTTCGCAGCGATGCGCAGATCAGTGCGTTTCCGCTTCTTTCGCTGCGAGACTGTCATGTCTTGGATTCCTTCGGTGAATCAAAGATTCCCGTGAGCGGTGCCGGATTCTCTTGTGATCGTCGCGTCCCATAGATCATGTACTCGTCGAATTCTTTCTCCATCTGGATGACCGTCGCTTCGCCGAGCATCTCGATCAATTCAACGCGACGCTGCTCAAGTGATTTCACGGGTTTCACTGGACTCGCTCCCAGACTCCATGTGTGAGATAGCCATGCCATCCATGACTGAGAATCGAGGGCGACACCGTGATCGCGCCATCCTCGTGTTCTTCGATGCGATGCACATCTTTCGAGAGTGTGCCGTACGGACTGCCGGGCGGATGAATCGCCCAGTCGCCATTCGGCAATTGACAGTAGCATCCCTCCTCGAGATCGGACCAATCGTCTCGCATCAAGTACAGACGAATGCCGAGCAGCTTTTCGCCGATCTTCATGGATTCGTCTCCTTGATTGCGTCGATTGGATGAACGACTGAACCATCGGGTGCAACGAACTGAATCGTGATTGGACGAACGGCCCCGTCAAGGGTAGGATCGGCACCGCCGAGCAAGACGCTCTGTTTCTCGCCGAACTCTGCAGGATTCGATGCCTTGGCAATCCACTTCGCCGCATCGATCTGCAGTTTGTTTCGCGCGATGATCTTCGTGTCATTCTCATTCAGGCGATTCATGAGATCTTCGATGATCGCCTTCGCGCCGAGGCTCGTTTTCTGCTTGCTCGCCCGACGCAGTGCTTTCTTGATCAACTTCTGCTGCTTGATGAGTTGACGTTTCGTCGTCTTGTCTCGTCCTTCAGCAATCGCTTGCACCGTATCTGCTACCGCGCGCGCATGGAGTTTCTTCGCACGCTTGTATTCCATCTCGAATGGTGCATTCCGCTTGAGATCGAGCAGATGCCAGAACTCACTCGCACTCCACTGAATCTCCTTGATCGCATCCTGAATGGTGCAACCATCAATCATGCGGAAGAAGACATATCGCATCTTCTTCACGGGATGCCACTTCGGTGCAGACTTCTTCTTTCGCCAGATGCTGAAGTCAGCGTAGATCGAGCGAGCGAGACCCGACGCAGACTTCTCATCCATCGGTGCTTCAATTGTCTCGTCGCTCGGCATTATACATCCTCTTCAATGTAGCATGTTATCGCCCGAAACCTGCCCCGTAAATCGGCCCCGTCAACGCAGACTCGGAGTGGTGTGTCCCTCCCACTCTCCTCCCGCGGACGGCATTCTGCAGACTGATGTAATATAATGACCTCCGCAAGGGACCCGTTATCGAGATTTCGGATCCGAATCATACAAAAAACGCACGAATACCCCGGTATTTGGCCCCGCCGTAAAGTTTCTCCTATAGGGCGTATTTTTGAGTGATATAGATCAAAGATAATATATAGTAATACCGGGCCTTTTCACGCATATAACTCCACTTCAGGTAGCACAAATTCCCCCTATAGGGACATCTTTCGCACACCCTCAACTTCACGCCCCGTCCTCCATCTCCCATATGGGGAATCACGTGATCACGGGGCCGATTTTCCACTCCTCTCAATCCAGATCAGTGATTTCCGCTCAACGCACACCTTCATTTAGAACGCATGATCTTTCTGCTACATCGTACATGAGACGATCGCACATGATTCAGCGATTCATCAGCAATCCGGTAGCAGACAAACGGTGACATTTCCGGCTGTCTGCTACGGTCGTGCCCCTACCTTGCCCCGTAAGTGCATGCAATACCAACAACTTAGCCTCTGTTGCCAACGCGGACGGGTCAGTGTATGTTGTGTCACGCGCCAGATTGCCCCCCCCTCAAATCATCAATCGGAGGAATCCATGTGATCGTCGATCTCCGCGACACATCACCTGAAGACACACGAAGGAGAGTACACGATATGGTCGGCGCCACTGATAATCCACGATCGTTTCGCACGAAAATCCTGCACGGCGAGTTCAACGCGATTCAGATCAGCGACACGGTCTGGGTCACCATTCAGCCCGATTTCAAGACGATGTATCCACGCGATCAGCATTTCATGCCAAGAAAAGTCGTCGCAATCATGGGCGATGATAATCATCGGGATTGCAGCACACGACTCGTCGTCGTCGCCACTGATCTCGGGCAATTCACGTTCACCCGCGATGGTCTGTCACTCAACAAGATCTACGCGCTGTCCGTCCATGTCCGCGCCACGGGGCAGATGCTCTGTCTCTACGAGCCGATCTTCGTCTCCTCTCCGCCACCGACCGAACGTCAGTTCATCAAGACCGCCGAGTGCGGATGTGGACCAGACGGACCATGCGCGCTGCATCGTTCCGTTGAGAATTGGTGGGAGAAGTGTGGAATGGAGATAAAGAACACGCGACGCGAACTCGTATGACGAGCAAGACGCATCTCACCGCCCTGCTCCTGGTGAACGATGTCATCTTCGGGGCGATTTGCACGATCTT